GTATTGATACTAATTATTAATTTATTTATTTTTAATAATTAATACAATGTCTGAAAAAGATGATGAAGTTATTGTTTTAATTGAGGATAATAATCAACAATCACCAATGCTTCGAGGTGATCTTGTTAATGTTAATGCTCCTTTAACTCCTATGTCTCAGGATAATAGATTATTAACTTTATATGAATTTAATGATAAACGTAATTCAGTATCACAAACGGAATCAAGTGATATATATAATGATATTAATTATAGAAAAGATAAATTATATAAAACTATAAAAGAAAATAAAAAGAAAATTACAACATCTTTATATATAATATCTGCAAAATATGATTTAATTTATTTTAGATATAATCGTATATCATTATTAATTTTAATAATTTCAACTATTACAACATTTATTGAAGCAATTCGATTAACTTTGATTAATTATCAAAATGATAATGAGAAATCTGAAATGAATTTAATTATTTCAGCTAGCACAATATCATTAATTATTAATATGATTTCTTTATTATTAGGTACATTATTAACAATTTTAAGTTCAATTGTTAAATTTAGAAATTATCGCGAGAATATGGAGAAGCTAAAAAATATTCATGATGTTTTATTTAATTATAAAATTTCTTATAATAAACAAAAAGATTTAATTGATTATTTTACAATGTCTAATAGTTTAACTGTTGAATTATTTGATAAACTTGTTGAAAATGTTGAAAATATGAATAAAGAAATTAAAGATATTAATATCTTTGAAAATATTCGCATTAAGGATATTATTAAATTTAATCGTATAAAAATTAATCATGATATTGAACTTAAAAAAATGACAAATAAACGCGAATTAGAATTTTTAAAATTAACTGTTGAAGCAACAAAACATAAATGTTTATATGAAAATCAGAAAAATCATATAAATGATAATAATCATTTTTTTGATGATAAAGAAAAAAAATATACTTGTTTTATTTAATATTTTTAATTAGAATAAGCTAAACCACCCATTCCAGATAATATACGTAATACATTATAATTTACAGTATATATATATATAGATCCATCAACACTTGATGCAACTGATAAAACAGCGGTATCTATACGAGACATATTTAAAGTTCCTGATGGCTGATGTTCTTCGGGTTTTATGGCAAATGAATAAACATTTATACCTGTGTTAAAATTATCAGGAGTATTTTCGTGATGTTGATAAGGTTGAACTAAACTGAAATAATTTCCTTTGCGATCAGCAAAACGATCATTTCCATTTAATTGTATTTTAGCTGTAGTAACAGGGTTTTTAGCTAATACATATTGATTATCTTTATTACGATCTGTAAAATTATTCCAATATATAGTTTGTCTAGAAACACCTTTTGGTGTTGGTTTAATGACCCATATTAATTCTTTGCATGGATGATTAAAATTCATGCGAATACTTTTTAGAGAATTTGCACCAGCACTAACTGTATCAGATCCGGTAAATTGTAATTGTTCAATTAAATATTCATGAGATAATTGAGCAAAACGACGACGTTCATCAGTATCTAAAAAGATATAATCAACCCATAGAGAAGCAGATAAATCTAAATTAGTACCACCAGTAAATTTATCATTTGTATTTTGATCATTAGGTAAAAGAACAGGAGGATTAGCATTATCTGTTAATTTGAAAGCTCTATCTGAATAATTAACACCAGTATCAACCATATTTGATACATTTTCAAATTCAATATTTATTTTTACTTCATGATATTGTAAAGCTATTAATGGTAATGCTAAACCAACATTGCGGCAGAACCAAAATTCAAGTGGAACATAGACTGAATAACTTTGAGTAGCTTCAAGAACAATTGAACGATTTAATTTATCACCACCAACCATTAATTTATATCCATCGCGTTTTCCTTGAGGCAGTGAAAGTTCATTCCATATATATAACCATTCAGAATAATGCTTATCAATTCTTTGACCTCCAATTTCAAGTTCAATAGTTTTTAATAATTTTAGACCAAAATAAGGAACAAGAGCAATACATTCATTATTTACACTACTAGTTGTAATAGCAGTATTAGTATTTTTTATAGTACCTACGAAATATACACGATTAAAAGAAGACCACCACCCATTTATGCTATATTCTTTATACTATAATAGGAGAAAAAAAATGTATATAGTTAAATTTAATTTGAATATGCTAAACCACCCATTCCAGAAAGAATGCGCAGAACGTTATAATTAACAGCATAAACAAATAAGGTATAATCAGAAGCTTTATATCCACCTGATATTTCAGCTTCAAAAGTTAAATTTAATACAGCTGTATCTATACGGGACATATTTAAAGTTCCTGACGGTTGATGTTCTTCTGGTTTTAGGGCAAAAGAATAAACATTTATACCTGCATTTGATGGTATATTTTCATGATGTTGATAAGGTTGAATTAAATTAAAATATCGCCCAGGGCGTTCATAAAATCGATCATTTCCATTTAATACTAATTTAGCAGATTTAACAGGATTTGATGGTTCACTACTTGATTTAGCAACATAATTTATATCACTTTGCATTAAAGTTTCATTTAATGCAGCATTATTAGTTAATTTATTATCAACAGCTGTTGATTTAGTTGTATAATTAAACCAGTTATTAACACTTGCAGTATTTGTATCTGAATCTTTAGCTATGAACCATACTAATTCTTTGCATGGATGATTAAAATTAAGTTTAGTTTTAACAGAACTAGATACAATAGCTTCTTGACCTGTAAATTGTAATTGTTCAATTAAATATTCATGAGATAATTGAGCAAAACGGCGACGTTCATCAGTATCTAAATAAATATAATCAACCCATAAAGATGCATTAATAATTCCATTAGCATCAGCACCACATTTAGCAGCAGTCTCAAAATTAATATTAACTTTAACTTCATGATATTGAAGAGCAATTAAAGGTAAAGCTAAACCAATATTGCGACAAAACCAGAATTCGAGAGGTATATATAAAGTCTTACCTGCAACGGAATCAGCTCCTAAACCACCAACCATTTCACTATAACCATAACGTTTGGATTTAGGTAAAGTTAATTCATTCCAAACATATAACCAATGTGAATAATGTTTATCTATTTTTTGACCACCAATTTCAATTTCAATAATAGGAGAAAAAAAATGTATATAGTTAAATTTAATTTGAATATGCTAAACCACCCATTCCAGAAAGAATGCGTAGAACGTTATAATTAACAGCATAAATATTAATATTTCCACTAACATTAGTATTAACTTTAACATCTAATATAGCTGTATCAATACGGGACATATTTAAAGTTCCTGATGGTTGATGCTCTTCTGGTTTTAGGGCAAAAGAATATACATTTATACCTCTATTAAGAGGTATATTTGTATGATGTTGATATGGTTGAACTAAATTGAAATAATTTCCATCACGAACATTAAAACGATCATTTCCATTTAATTGTAATAAACATTGATTGAAAGGATTAACAATATTTGTAGTAACATGATCAACATAAGGTATATAATTATCTTGCATATAATTACTTGTTAATTGTAAAGTTAAAGCAGAATCACCAATATTACTGGATACTAAGAAATTACTAGTTAAAGTAGTAGCTGTAGCAACAGTAGGAAGATAACCAGCAATATCATTTATTTGATTATTTAATGGTAATGGACCACCATCCGAAGTATAATTATACCATCTACTTGCTAAATTTGTTGTTTTAGCAACCCATATTAATTCTTTGCATGGATGATTAAAATTTAATTTAACACGAGCACCATTAGTTGATAAAGTTTCTTGACCTGTAAATTGTAATTGTTCAATTAAATATTCATGAGATAATTGAGCAAATTTGCGACGTTCATCAGTATCTAAATAAATATAATCAACCCATAAATTAGGATTATCTAATTTATATGCAGACATATCTAAAACTGTAGTAGCTCCTGGAGCATATAAACAATTAGCAGCTGTTTCAAATTCAATTTTAATTTTAACTTCATGATATTGAAGAGCAATTAAAGGTAAAGCTAAGCCAATATTGCGACAAAACCAGAATTCAAGCGGTATATATAAAGTAGTTATATCAGTTGATGTTGCATATGTAGCATTATTTAATGCATCACGGTCAGCACCAACCATAGTATCATATGCATAACGTTTTCCGCGAGGGAGAGATAATTCATTCCATATATATAACCAATCGGAATAATGTTTATCAATTTGTTGACCACCAATTTCAATAGAAACAGATTTTAATAAGCGTAAACCTAAATAATTAACATATGAAGCAGTTGATAAGCCATCTTTAGTTGCAGTGGTAGCATTAACACCAACTTCAAGATAAGTTCGATGAATTAAATCACCATTGCGGGATATTTGACAATAAACAGTATTTCCATAATTTGGAATACCGCTAAAAGTTTGTTGAATAGCTTCCATTGCAAAATTTGTATGTCGGCGATATACAACTTTGAAAAAAGTTATTTGAGGATTGCCAGTTAAATAAACATCCTGAGCACCATAAGCAACAAGTTGAAGAAGACCACCACCCATTTATGCTATATTCTTTATACTATAAT